TAGGTCAGACCAAACTAAAAACAATACCTACTACGCAATATCAGCCTTCAAGACTAAAGGCAACAGGAAGCAGGAGAATGTCAGAGCAGTTAAAGTTGTTGCACTAGATGTAGACTGTGGTGAAACAAAGCCATATCCAGACTGGAAGGCTGGACTAACAGCACTAGGCAAGTTCATCAACGAGTTGGAACTACCGAAGCCTATGATAATTTTCTCTGGTAACGGACTGCATGTATACTGGGTTCTTACAGAAGAACTAACACCTATGCAGTGGAAGCCATTGGCTGGTGCTATGAAGTTAGCCGCAGCAGAGAAAGAGTTTCATATTGATGCAGGACTAACAACCAACAGTGCACTGGTACTACGACCAGTTGGAACTCACAACCCTAAGAATGGGAACGAGGTGAAGTTGTTGGTGGATGCTGAGCCTGTTACGCCTAAAGCTCTTCTAAGTAAACTTACAAACTACATGCAATACAACCTGGCCCATAGTAACCGACAACCACGTGAGAGTTCGTTGCTGAATAACTTAGCAGTGACTCAAGAGTACCCACCTGCTGTTGGCTCTGTTGTATCTAGTAAGTGTCAGCAGATTGGTTGGGCAATTAAGAACCAGAAGGATGTACCAGAGCCGTTGTGGTATAGCCTCATCGGAGTTGCGGCATTCTGTGTAGACCCAGAAGATACTGCAATCAAATGGAGTGAGGGGCATGACTCCTACTCTGAGTCAGTGACAAGAGATAAAGTTATCCAGTGGAAAGACAATGCTACTGGACCAACAACTTGTGACAAACTTAAATCTGATAGACCGAATGGTTGTAGAGGGTGTAAGTATGCAGGCAAAGTTGGCTCACCAGCACGACTAGGTATCCAGTACCAAGAGGTATCCATTACTACAGAAGTACCAGATAAGGTAGCGAACCTAGTACCTATCCCGAAACCGTTTAAGCGTACACAGCATGGTATCAAGATGACTATTGATGATACTGATATTGACATATGTAAGTTTGACATATACCCTGTAGGTTATGGACGTGATGACCACCTTGATTATGAAGTTGTTCGTTTCCACTGGAAGCGACCACACATCGGGTGGACTGAACTTAAATTACGACAAGCATACTTAACAGATGGAAGCAGAGAGTTTCCTACTGCGATAGCAGACCAAGGTATTGTGCTATTCAACAAACGACAGACGGAGTATTTTCAACTTATGTTACGAACATACATGGAAGAACTAAGGCAGATACGTACCATGACCAACCTCTATTCAACCATGGGTTGGAAAGAAAACAATACGCATTTTGTTATAGGCGACACAGTTATAAGCAAAGCAGATGACGGCAGTGTCTCAGAAGAACAAGTTACATTATCAACAGCATCAAGCAACTTAAGTACAGGTATGTATGGCAGGAAAGGAGACGCTGCAGCGTGGACTACGATGACTAACATGCTAGAGAAAGCACATATGCCGAGTCATATGTTTGCTTTGGGCGTTGGTTTCTCAGCACCACTGTTTAACTTCACTGGCTTGAAGGGACTAACGATATCGTTATATGGCCCAACAGGTGGTGGTAAAACACTAGCCCAATACTGGATACAATCCATCTATGGTGACCCAGACAAGTTGCACTTCGCTGCGAAGTTTACACAGAACACACTGTTCAACCGTATGGGTTTGTATGCACATTTACCGATGACCATTGATGAGGTCACCATGATGCAAGACAAAGAGGTTGGCGACTTCTGTTACTGGGTGAGCCAAGGTAAAGACAAGGCGAGACTAAGTCGCTCAGCAGTAGAGCGTGATACAAAAACATGGGCAACCCCGGTCGTTGTATCTACAAACAAGTCACTGCAATCTAAGTTGATAGCCTCTGGGTTAGACACCGATGCACAGATGGCACGTTTACTAGAGGTTACTGTGCCGCCACACGAACTATTTACTAAGAGCAGCTCAGCAGGTAGAAACCTCTATAACTTCGTAACAAATAACTACGGTCATGCAGGCCACACATTCATAAACAAGTTGATGGAAATAGGTTCTGAAGATATAAGAGCCATGGTTGCCGAAGCAACTGACACATTCCACAAACGATACGGCGCTGAGTTCAGTGGGCAAGAACGATTCTGGGAACAAGCTATCATACTATCAGACCTAGCATCTAAACTTGCTAAGGACTGGGGATTGATTGACTATGACTATACTAAGGGAACTGAGTGGGTACTTGAACAGATAGGTGCTATCCGAATAGTGGCAGAAGAAAGTAAGATGGACTCGTTTGATATCATATCAGCATACCTTAGTGACTTCGCTGATGTTGCTGTCACTGTTATGCACACAGCAGGACAGAAGCCAGTGGTTGACTTCCAACGATTACCACGTGGAGAGATACGTGTTAGGTTCGATGTCTTCCGTAAGACAATGACTGACGTGTTCAGCAGTGGTACGCTAATGTTAGACCGTACTCACTTCCGTAAGTGGTTATCCATGAGTGGCCATGATTACAAATCGTTCTGTGGTGAACTTACCTGTGAACACATTGATGCTACACCTAAGTCTAAGAAGTGTTTCTTAGGTAAGAACACACCTATCAAACTAGGTCAAGCATATGTTGTGGGTATCAACCTCAACCATCCGCGACTACAAGGCATACTAGATGATGCTGATGTAGCCGCAGAGGATTTGTTGCAGGGTCAATTACAGATGGTTAATTAGTCAAACCCATACATCCTACGGAGCTGCTCTAACGTAGGATTCATAGTCTTCGCAGGTTGTAGTCTTTCAGACGGTGGTTTTTCCCATTCGCGTAGTGACCTATTAGCAGACTTTATAAAGTTACTAATGTAGAAAGGAGAGTCATTACCTGCGACTGCATTCCACTCATCCACTGATGTCTCAATAGAACGTGCCAATCCAGTATCTTTATTTATAGTTGCCTTAACCCAAGCATTGCGGAAGTCTGCACGTACTGACTTCGCGTAGTCACCTGTCTGTTTCGCCATCCTAACAATATCATTCTGCCTTGATGCAACCGATGGGTAGAACCCTAACATCCTCATAAGGACAGTCTTGTTGTCCATCTCTCGCGACAACACTTGCCCCCTAGAGTTAGTTATCTGACCTGTATCCATGTATGAGTAGGAGTCAGATAACGCTCGTAGCCCAGTCAATGGTGCATCTCTAAGCACATCAATAAAGTTGCTCTTATCAGACTTAATACCCACAGCTTCTGCACCATACTCAAGTAAGTTCCAACCTGTTGTTACTATGCCTTTACCTGCTGCGGCTACTGGCCCGAGAGCATTAATCGTTTCATGTTTGAACGACGCCCCTTCTTTAAGCGACCCCGTCAATGGCAACAAATCTCCCATACCAATTCGTGTTGAAATTGTACCGCCTGTTATGTTGTCCAACACACCTCTCATAGCGTATGGCGCTAAGCCGGGGGATAACGCATCAAAGAAATTATTGAGCTCAGTTTCAACGGTCTTCTTCTTAATACCAAAATGTTGCATCAGAGTATCTACTAAGTCCATGAGGTCATCAGCAAAAGGTATACCTTTAATACCTGCAACAAACATAAGCAGTGACAGGTAATAGACTCTACCAGCTGGTGGCATACGTGTCAATAACTGCACTGATGTGATAGGGAACTGCTTATACATAAAAGGAAATTGTAATATAGAACCGCGTGCTACCTTAGGTCTGTTAAACATACCATACTCACCCTGCGATTGTTCGACAGTAACTCTTGCCTCTCGCTTAGCAATATGTACAGCTTCTTTCTCAGACTCACCAGATGCAATGGCTCTAGCGTACTCCATCTCATATGAAGCGATGGCTGAAACTCTACGGTTGAGTTGCTCAGTGTAGGTGAATGGAGCCATCCATTTATTGATAGCGCTTATCAGCCTAGGGTTAGTGATACTACCACGTGATGAACCCATGAGTGCATTGAACAACGCTGCTTGTAGTCCACCCTTCTGGGTTTCTGACAGTAGGAACTCAGCAGTGTGTTGTTCAATACCAGCTTCTTTCCTAAGAGCATCACCCTCTGCACCCTTAGCAGCTAACTGCTTGAGGTAATCAATCTTAGAATACTTACGGTGTCCTAGCCTAGTAGCTACATTAAATACTTGAGTAGTGGCTTTACTA